GCATGGATTGTAATTGTGCGATCAATTAACCTGGTTAAATGAAAGGTAGATATGAAAAACCAAAGTATAAGCTCTCTATGTAAGCCCATAATTGATATGCTGCGCAACGGGGCGATTAGCTCTGATGAATATAAAGCCCTTAGATATTGTTTCACTTTCAACAATTTTGACCCGGCTATATTTTTAGAATATAGTCTTGTTTATCATCTATGTGGTAGTGAAATACTAGACATACTCATAAACAGAATAAATGCATCTACCTGCCTTGATTTGGTTTCCACTGAGAGGAAACTACAATTGATTAACCTATTGTCTGAGTAAGTGTCTAGCTTATAGGCCCTATGGCCTATAGGGTACGCATTCCGCTACCATTTTTTTATCAGAGGAAAATCATCATGCAAGTTACCGCAATTGTTAAGGCAGTCAAAGCCAAAAAGCCTAGTTCAACCCCTGAAAGCAAAGCCCAAGCCATTATTAAGGGCAAGCAAGCCAAGGGGGAGGCATTGGCAGAGGTTCTAATCTCTACAATCCATGCCCAATGTGAGAGCGAGGAAAAAATCAAAACCTCTCTAGCGCTCAAAATTGAAGAGCTGAAAACCCTCACCCGTGAGGGGCATTTAGCATTTAGGGCGCGGATTGAGAGCGAGCGGGAGAGCTTCAATCTCATGCGTAAAATGCAAACCCAAGGTATGGAAAACCCGCTTGAAGATACTGATGTTGCAGCAAAGGATACGCTAGGCGGATATGGTTTCAATTCATTCGCTGTTCGCCTGAGCCAATGGGTGAAATTGTCCAATGCCATTGAGCGAGGATACAAACCCGCTAAACAAGGGTTCAATAAAACCTATGCGGATGCCGTGGCTTTCATGTCATCTCATGCGGCAAGTGAGAATCCATCGCCGGCGAAAAAAGTAGGCCGCAAACCCAAGGCACAATTGTCCCTGCTCGAGCAGGTGCAAGCATTGTGTAAAGGTGCTGAGAAGGCAGAGCTTGAAACAATCAGTGCATGGGCACTGCGAGCCAGTAAAAAGGCAGTAGAAGCCGCGCCACTATAAACCTATACAGTCTGATTAACTGGCGGTTAATTAACCGCAACCACAAACCCGCCTAAACAGCGGGTTTTTTTTTCGTGTTGTTTTTCCTTGATTGGATTAACCGTGGTTAATAGTGGTTATCTACTATTAACTGCGGTTAATTTTTATTAAGGTCTCTCATCATCATTATCCCCTGCGTCATTTTAGAAAGATTATCATGAAACCGTATTATCTCTGGCTGTTTGATTCTCAAGAAGGAATCTTCTACCGCAAACGTGGTTACAATTCTATTCGTTCAGCAGAACGGCAAGCGTCTAAACATAATGGGTTTTACCAAGTGCGTGATCGGTATAACTACATTAAATCTTTCAACGAGTAATTAACTGGAGTTAATATGTATACTACCCTCAATAAAATCAGAGCTTACTCTCCTTGTTCTAATGGTTGGAGCAAGCTCCTTAAATACCTTGGTAAAACCAAGGCAGATGATGAGCCGCTATCGCTGCTGACTATTCTCAACAGCAACGGCGTAGATGACACCTTATGGTGTTTCAGAGCCGTTACAGGCTACGATAAGGAGCAGCGATTGTTTGCTGTTTGGTGTGCGCGACAGGTGCAGCACCTTATGACCGATAAACGGTCTATTGCTGCTCTTGATGTAGCTGAACGCTATGCTAATGGCATAGCTACTAAAGCTGAATTAGATGCGGCACGGGCTGCGGCATGGGATGCGGCACGGGCTGCGGCATGGGATGCGGCATGGGCTGCGGCATGGGATGCGGCATGGGATGCGGCATGGGATGCGGCATGGGATGCGGCACGGGCTGCGGCACGGGCTGCGGCATGGGCTGCGGCATGGGATGCGGCACGGGCTGCTCAAGAAAAGCAGCTACGGGTAGTGTTGTCACAGACAACTACTACTTCTAGTTAACTATGGTTAACTTAGTCAAAATAGAGAAAGGTAAGGTCACGGTCTTTAATGATCGTGTTCTTGCTGCTCAATTCCTAACGGAAGATTCTCTTGATGCTGAACACATCGAAGAACTACGTACCACTGACCACTCTACTATTGAAAAGGACTCTCATCATGAAGCCATCGTACACCAGTACACCTCGCAGTATGGAAACTGCGGTTTTTATCCCGTCTGCTGACCCGTTTGAATACGGTTCACGGAATGACAATGATCTCGTATATAGCATCATCTCTTGGGTGTGTGCTATCGCTTTCGTAGCGGTGATAATCTCCACTATTTTCTATTAACTGGAGGAGGCTGTATGACTGTATTATCTACTGGATTTATTGTCTTAGGAATAATCTTCCTGTTAATGGCTGTCGTTATCAGCTGGCCTATCAATGATGCTACTAACTGGGAGTATTATTACTTCTTACGTAAAGTGCAGAAGGTTTTTCTGAATATCTCTGCTTTCTGTTTCGTGGCTTGGTCTCTCATCAAAGCCTTTTCATTAACCGCAGTTAATTGGTGACGTATGGAATATCTTTTGTGTTTAACTATCTTTCTATCAGGATGTGCTTCTCAGGTAACATCTGTGGGTGGAGACAACTGTGTGAAAGTAGAACCTCGTTCTGCTGGTATGGTCACAGTAGATCGCTGTGTGGAATGGAGATTTAATCCACCTAAAAACCATCCCTTAAACAAACAGAGGAGTGGGTTGTGAGTAAATACAAGTATACAGGGCAAAAGCTTTATTTAGACCCAAATAGAGGATCAATCTCCATACAAAATCCATGGTCTCAATATTATCGAGTCACGACACCAAATGACAGGGGTTCGGTTACTTTAACTACTTGGTTGGGTGGTTGTGGTTTAGCTTTTCTGGAGAACCTATCTGATGCTATTTATCTAAGAGGAAGCGACGTAGGGGTAGATGATTTAGCTCCTATTGTGGCTATGGTTGAAGATATCATGAAAGATATTACTACACACCATCTTGAACTGGAACTTAATAGAGGGTGGTCTGTTAAGGATGTGTATTTCACTTTGGCGTTTACCAACAGCCAGTTAAATGTTGGGGATACTTTTGGAGAATTTACGAAACTTATTAACATTCATGTAAACAAGGCTCACGGGCCACGATCAATTTACACTTTTCATTCTTCACATCCTTAAGGATAAATTATGCCTACTAAATATTTACACACACGCTACTCACCTGACAGCTTCCCTTCTATGAAGAAGGGCTTATACCCCGCTTATGAAACCACTGTCAAGATCGTATATGGAGAAGAAGGTCTCTCACCAAATGAAGTCGAAGTCTCCATCGGTATTTGTTCTCCAAACGATATGTTCTGCCGTGCATTGGGTAGGGCAGATGCAGACAGTAAAACTCCGATTATTATGAAAAACCATGAGGTGTTTAATTACATGGAGGTTGTCAAACGAGATTTTGCTGATCTTACCCCTAAACGAAAGGGAGTAAACAGACATCGTTTGTTTCTTCCCGACACTCGCCGTCTTGCTCTCGTCCTTCTGAAAACAAATTAACCGCAGTTAATAGGAAATATGTTATGAACACGCTATCTTGGTTTTTATATTTTGCTGATGTAGTCTCAGGACTTGACCGCTTTTTTGGTATGGTAGCCCTGCTCTCAGTGTTTGTTTTTGTAGGGGTTGCTATTTGGTACATTGCTAGTTTCCACGACTACAAGCAATGGAAAGGTACGGAGTATGAGCATGTATACACCCCCACAATACAGCGACAGGTTTTACTGTTATCTTTGACTGTGTTGTTGGTTTCTGCCACCTGTTCCTCTCTATTCCCTTCAAAGAATACTATGTACGCTATAGCAGCATCGGAAATGGGGGAAAAGGTATTAACATCAGAGCTAGGTACAAAGGCACAACAAGCCATTGAAGTTTGGATTACACAACAAATTGGAGAGAAGAAATGAGTCCCTTTATCAAACAACTAGATAACCGTACCTATGATGTGTTCTATGGAAATGGTTTCCATAACTGGACACGATTCAAGAAATTCCACTATGGGCTTAAGCCTGTAGCTGGTAAGCATGTTGATCGTCAACAAATCAACCAAGTCAATAAGATTCTGGAGTAATTATGATTGTATTCAAAACAAATATGTATCGTTGCCCTAAGTGTGATGCACCACAGGGTTCATGTGAGCAATGTGATAAGAATGATCGTGCCACTAACGACTCACCTTACGCTAATTGCTCCTCGGATGTGGGTGAAGGCTTCGGTATTCAGGCTCGTAAATTCATTGGGTCTGGGGAAGATGTGGTATGCTGCTAACCTATGTCAAGAAACCACTACCAAAAACATCGACTACATCTAGTATCAATCTACCTAATCTAACGCTTGCCCTCAAAGAACAAGAGGAGAATCGTCAGAAATGGAAGAAGGCTGTAGAAATTGCTAAGGAAAAGTTTCCAGTGGGTACAACTGTCACACATACCTTAAGTGGTCGTAAAATGACAGTGACAGGTTATCAAGAAACTCCTTACATTTACTCGAAAGACTTTGGAGATAACCCACGAGTTCTTCTATTAACTGGAGTTAATGGTGTGGCTGCTCTTAGTCAATCTATGAATGAGGTTATTCATGTTAATCCTGAGAATATCCAGCCCAAAATTATCTGCTAAGGTGCGTAAGCAATACACTGTAGGGGCATCCCCTCTACATGCCTTAGTGGGTAAGAAGATACGTCTTAAAAACCTTAGACGTAGTAAGTCAATAGGAGTTATCTCTGAAATCCTCACAGATATGTCAGAAGTAACTGAATTTGGTAAAGGTATGGTTCCAAAAACTATTCAAGTAATAATGGATGATACTGGAAATAGTATTTGGGTGTGTGAGAAAGATATTTTAAAGGTGCTATAATGATCTATATTTTTATTAAGCGTGACAAAGACGAGAATCGTCCTTATGTGGACATGCCTCGTGAGTATCGTGTTGGTTTCAACGTAAGGCAAGTCCTTAACCTCGGAGATGAAGAGGAACTTAAGTCTCACCTTCAGATGTGTAATGAAGGCATCTATGCTATCGAGGGGGCTAAGTCTAGTGACGGGCCACAGATTGAGACACTACTCAAAGGGTTTAGTCAGACTAATCCGGGTTGTGTAATCGAGTTGTTGGAGACTAAAATGGTAGCTCAATCTCCTCCCGGTGAATGTGTTATCCAATCAGTAAGTAAGAACGGAGTATTGCCAGTATGATTTTCTATAGTGCCTCTTTCCTAGAGACAGCTCCCTTTATGCAAGGGGAGATTCGTGTGGTACGTCATCCTGACCAGATGGTAGAGGATGGTGTTCTTGTACTATGGGGTGGTGAAGATATCAACCCTGATATTTATAACCATCCTCGACACCCATTCACAGGGCGTGCTAGTCCTCGTGATGACGTTGAGGTAGCATTGGCTAAACACGCTATTGATAAGGGTATGCCTATTGTGGGTATCTGTCGTGGGGCACAGCTTCTATGTGCTCTAGCAGGCGGGTCTCTCATTCAAGATGTTCGTGGACATGCTGGTGCATACCACCTTGTTAGAGATGTTCGGACAGAAGAATTAACTGTGGTTAATAGTCTGCACCATCAGCAGCTATTCCTAGAAGAGATGCCTAAAGATGCTTATGAACTACTCGCTGTAGCGGCATTTGACGAGCACCTCCCTAAGAATTGTGTGGGTAACAACCATACTTGGAAACAAGGAGAGCGTGTTGCTGTGCACTATGAGCCAGAGGCTGTGTGGTTCCCTAAGATCAAGGGATTGGCTATTCAATGGCATCCAGAATACCTAAATGACAACCACCTAAGTCAGGTGTATGTACAACAGTTGTTTGATGAATTTATTGGAGTAACAGAAAATGTTTGACTCTTGGACAATGCAATCGCCACCAGACCCAGTAAACAGGTGTTTATGTAACGTTAGTTGTTATATTATTCATCGTAAAGAGAATGTTAAAACCAACTCTGAGTTAGGTCGTAGAAAAATGTATGTGTGTGAAGGAGAAACAACCCCTGTAAAACCAGCATCCCGCATCACTTTAAACAGTGGTGACCAAACCATCAACTTATTTTTAATGGAGTAGCTATGATTTATTTCATGCCTATAAACAACCTTACAACACCCATTTTTCGGTACTACGACCCTAATGTGGAAACTCCAGAGTTTAGAGTCGGTCTACGCCATAAAGGTGCTTGGGTTCCCCCTAAAGAATCTGGGCTAGACTTCATGAAGAATCTCCTTAGTACAAAAGGTAATAAGGATATCTTTGTATTTGTCTCTGCATTCAATAAAGGACGTTACTCAGAAGATCAACGTCAAACCCCAATCCTAATGAAAATCTTGGAGGAACACGGTTTAACTAAACATATTCATTATGAAAGAAAGGGATTGACGAATCAAGGATATTTTCCCGGAGCTATTGATTTGTTTATCCTTACTCGCAAAACCCGCACATCAGCATCACGTATTACTTTGGAGAATCTTAATGCGTAAATTTACTATTGGCTGTGACCCTGAATTGTTTATCAAACATCAAGGGAACTATATAGCGTCATGTGGAATCGTAGGAGGCACAAAGGAAGAGCCTTTACAAATCGAGGGGCTACCTAAAGGCTATACTATCCAAGAGGATAATGTGGCTGTGGAATTTGGTGTGCCACCATCAGCTACTCGCCATGACTTCACTCAACATATCAGCACGATCATGCAGTACCTCAATGAGAGCTTTGCTCACCGTGGTGCTGAGATTGCAGTAGATGCTTCGGCTATCTTTACTGATGACGCTTTGGTTGACCCTCGTGCATGGGTATTTGGCTGTGAGCCTGACCTTAATGTGTGGCTTAAGCGGGCTAACCCTCGTCCTACTGCTGCTAATAAGAACCTACGTAGTGCCGGGGGGCATGTGCATGTGGGTATCGACGATAAGGAATTCGACTTGGAAAAACTTATCAAGTGTATGGATTTGTATTTGGGTGTGCCTAGTGTACTCATGGATACAGATACTGTACGTAAAGAACTGTATGGTAAGGCCGGAGCATTCCGTTTCAAACCTTATGGTGCAGAATATCGTGTGCTCTCTAACTTCTGGGTTAAGAGTCCATTATACACCGATTGGGTATTCTCTCAAACACAACGGGCGATTGAGGCTGTGGATTCACAGTTCGTCATTGACGAGCTTCAAGACTCGATTGTTAAGACGATTAACACCAACGACATTGATCTGGCTAAACAGCTAGTTAAACAACACTCTCTTGAGGTAGCTTATGTTTGAAAAATTCCTTAATACAGGATTCAATACCTTCAACCAACGGTATAACAATACCTATGGTATGTGGGTAGACAACGTAAATAAAGTACGTAAACTGGTTAAGATCACCGCGATCTCTGAGGATAACGGTCGTCTAACTTTTGTTGATGCTCGTGGGGTAGAGTCTACACTTTACTCAGATGTTAAAGATGATATGGGCTTTGAGTTTGTACCCCCTATTCGTCGCTGGTATCCTCATAAAACCTATGGGGCTGTTCTTGGTTATCGTGTACCGGCACATCAGTTCCGTCGTGGATTGTGTGATGAGAACTACAGCGTGGTGCATTTCGATAAGAACCTTTCTCGTCGAGTCCTTAGCCTAAACTTTGATTTGCTGAATCAGCTCTTGTTTAATGAGTCTAAACCACCACACTCATTGGAAAGTTTCTTGGGGTTCTCTAGCTCAGAGAGTAAGATAAGTACGTTCTACATCACACCACAGTTGGCGCTGCATAAAACGTCACCAACAATTATGTCCCTAATGGTTTATGATCGGCCTATTGCCACCGGTCGTTACATGAAAGGGCGTAAAGTGTTTTCATTAACCGAGGTTAATCAAATGTTTGCTAAAGATTGTGATAAACTGTCAGAGTACATCACTGGCTTGACTGTGGAGGCAGCATGAATACCGTTCTCAAGAACTTTGGTATGAAGGATGTTGCTACTACATCCTCTGTAAAAATACTCCCGACTAAGAAAAATAATCTTCCTAAATGTCTCTATCCTGAAAATATTGCAGGCATTGAATTAGAGATCGAGCGTTCATCCGGGTTTGGGTACTCTAAATACTTTAGTCGGGTAGTTGATCGCTCTCTCCGTGATGAAGGTAATGAGTTTATTTCTTTACCTCTACGGGTAGACACTCTACTAGAGCAGCTTCAAGAGTTCTTTCAAATCAATCGTGATATGTTTGTTCCTGAATGCTATAGTGATCGTACCTCTACACATGTACACATGAATGTACAGCATTTTACAAAAGAGAATGTAAAAACCCTTCTTCTGTACTATGCTTTGGTAGAGCCACTATTGTTTGACTTTGTAGGTAACTATCGACAGGAAAACATCTATTGTGTACCTCTGAATGAAACACTACTGCTTCAAGACATGAGTAAGACTGTCTCGAATTTGTTTGCTACATCCGGTAGGGCATGGCAGAAATATACTGCTCTTAACCTCCTACCTATTACCCAGTATGGTACGGTAGAGTTCCGTCATATGCATGGTACAAACGACTTTAATAAGCTATCTACTTGGATTAATTCCTTGTCGAATCTTATTTCAGTAAGTTATAGTACTCCATTGGAGAAGTGTATTGAGTCTATTCAGAAGGTAGAGGATTCTCCTTACCCATTGTTTAATACTCTACTACCTCTCTTCTCTTATACGGACAAGAATAAAGAACTGTTTAACAATAGTATCTTATACTCTAAATACCTATTAGCGTCTGAGCTAAAGACCGTTAAGAAACTGCCTGATAATAGGGAAGCGGTTATTGCTTATGATGAAGCTGTTGGCGTAGATGATAGGATGGATGCCTATCGCTTGGCTAGGAACTTTGGTAATGCACCAGAGCTTCCTGTGCAGTTGCATGTAAATGCTGGGATAGGTGGTGGTGGAGGTGGAATGCCTATACATAATTGGCCTATTCAGGCAGAAAACGCGGCTCTTCCTCGACCAGCACCGCAACAACTATATGGTTGGGTAGAAGCCCCGCCAGAGCATGGGGAGGAGCAACGAATACGAGAACAAGAACGAATTCGTGAAAGAAATGATGAAGCGCTAAATCGTATCCTAGAACGACTAGCCGCTCAACAACGAGAAAGAGGATTTTAATATGTGTGGAATTGTAGCTGTAATTAATAAATATACCAATGGGTTTACTGAGGAGCAGTTAAAGGCTTTCGAGTCTTTGCTCTATATCGACGGTCTACGTGGCCTAGATTCTACTGGTGTATTCGCCGTAGATAATGTAGGTGATCTTGTTGTAGCTAAGAACAAGGGTAATCCTTGTCTCTTTATCGAGGATAAGGGTTGGGAAACTGTTCGTCGTGAGACGTTTCAGAGAGGTAGTGCTTTGGTTGGTCACAATCGTAAGGCTACTCGTGGTGCTATTACTGATGATAATGCCCACCCCTTCCTGATTAACAATGAGTTATGTCTTGTACATAACGGTACTATGTATGGCGACCATAAGCATCTTAAAGATGTAGAGGTTGACTCCCATGCTATCGCTCACGTACTTCATGGGAAAGGTATTAAGCATGTGGTTGAAACCATCAATGCAGCATACTGTTTCTTTTGGTATGACCATCGTAAAAAGCATCTGGGATTGCTGCGTAACGTTGACCGTCCTATGCATTGGTTTGAGACAAAAGATGCTTGGTACTATGCATCTGAGTATGCTTTCTTAGAGTTTATTATCTCTAGGCATAACCTCAAACCTCTGCAAGATATTAAGATGCAGCCAGAGCATTGTCATACAAACTTTGTACTTGGAGATAACAAGTCATGGAGTGTGGATAGTGTGGAGGTAAAACCCCTCCCAAAGCCAGTAAGCCAATCATATCCAAGCGGACAGAAATGGACTGGATACCCAGGCTATCAAAATGGATTTACGCTGGGTGATGCTTATAGTGATTGGCGCGATGCTTTTAATGAACAATGGGGAGAAGAGGTAGACCCAGTAGTTGAGGAATCAGTTAAGGTAATTACGGATAAACCATATGTATCCCGGACTGATTTTGAAGGCTCTATTGCTAACGATCAAAAGATCATTATGCCACGAGAGCTATACCTCAAGCATATTGACCAACATCATAAACTAACTACAGAATGGGCTGTCCTTGTAGAAGCCCGTCAGACTGAGGATAAGTCACATTGGCAGCTATACCTTGACGCTGTTAACGGAGACTTCCCAGTACTATATAAACTACTCGTAGAGGGTGGTTATTTCCAGAGCAAAGATGCAGCAGCTAAAGCCGTTAAAGACGGTGTGTTGTTTGAATTGAAACTGGCTTCCAACCGAGTTTGGGTTGGTATTGATGATAAACAAGGTTATCTTGTTTGTAAAGCAATCTCTGGCAAAGAACTGCCAGCAACTATGTCTCAAGCACATTAAGGACTCTCATAATGGCAAAACTTGTATTTACCACAGATGTTCCACGTAGCCGCTCTATCAATGCACTACGTAACTCTCTATCTACAGCACTAGGTTATCGTGTACTTAAGGTACGCCCTGAACGTGTGCGACGCCGTGTACCCTTTCATTTTCGTCAAGGAATGTGTAAAATCCAACAACTACGTCGATTCGTAGAAGCTGGAGTACCTACACTAGAGTTTTCAGAAGCGGCAGGAGATGCTGTTCGTTGGATTGAGGAAGGAAATACTGTTGTTTGTCGTACACTTACTCGTTCATCAGAGGGTAAGGGTATTGTCTTGGCTAACACAGTAGAGGAAATCCGTCAATCGCCTCTATACACTAAATACTTTCCTAAGAAACATGAGTACCGTGTGCAAGTGTTCAATGGTAAAGTTATTGATATTCAGGAGAAACGTAAGAAACGTGGTTTCGAGGGTGAACGTGAGTCTAAAGTACGTAATGTAGCTAACGGATATGTATTCTGTCGAGACAACGTAAATCCTCCAGAGGGTATGGCAGATGCAGCTTTAACTGCGGTTAACTGTCTTGGATATAAATTCGGTGCAGTAGACGTTGCTTACAACGTAAAACGTAATGAGTTTAAGGTGCTTGAAGTAAATGCCCTTCCGGGTATGGAAGGTGCTACCCTTGTTAAATATACTAACGCAGTATTGGAGTGGAAAAATGCGTTGTAATTGTTGTGATACAATCCTAAGTGACTTTGAAGCCACTAGGAAAGATGCTAAGACTGGGGCATATGTAGATATGTGTAATAAGTGCTTGAGCTTCATGCCACCAGAGATGTCCTATAAAACACGTCCAGATCTTCTTAAAGAATCTACCGACGAATTTGATGAGCAAGAGGTATTCTAAATGACTAAGCCCACCTATCGTTGGAATTTAGAAGAGCATGTGATTGGATGTTGTGGTATTTACAGCCTCCATAGGATGACTCACTCCTCTATTAGAGATTATAATATGTTTGAGTGTGTCTCTAGTAAGGATATTACTAATGCTATTAGAGAAGGTCTACTTTCTAACGAAGATTTAAATTGGAATGTAGGGAAGTTTAATGGTGATGTTACTGTAATGGCTACAGCATCCAGTAAAGAAACACCGGCTAAATGGCAACAGTACCTAGCTAAAAACTGGGAGGAAGTGTTTTCATTTGTGAACACTAAATCTGGAAATACTTGTACTGTGTATAAAATGACGTTTAGTTTCACGACTGAGACTTTTACAGGAGATAACGATGATGCTGACTTTTAATTATGAACAACAGAGAACCGTGCCCTAAGTGTAGGGACAATGGTGGTGACTCTAGGGGAGACAATCTAATTGTCTTTCCTATGGGTAGAAAGAAATGTTTTGCGTGTGGTTATAACGAAGGTGGACAGCCTTGGATTCCACGAGAAATAGAGGTAAAACCAAATGCCAAACCAGAAGCCTTACCTTCTGACTTCACCAGACAAGTTCCAGCAGCCGGATGGAAATGGCTCCTCCAATACGGAATGTCCTACGACTACTGGAAAAACCATACCGGCTATTCTGAAAAAGAAGATCGACTTATCTTTACCGTCGGTAGCCCCGTCAAATTCAGTCAAGGAAGAGATCTTACAGGAGAACGAATTAAATGGAAAACCTATGGACGACCCTATGATTCTGCAACAGTTTTGGGTGACTCGGAGACAAGTACCTCTACGGTTCTAGTAGAGGATATTATCTCAGCACATAAGGTCAGTCAGTTTACAAGGTGTATACCTTTAGTCGGTACTGCCATTATGACACCAGTAATTAACCAGTTAAGAAAGTATCCTAGCAATAGGATTATCTTGTGGTTAGATGCTGACCAACTACCACATATGGCTAAGAAAGTAGCCAAGCTCTCGTTGTTTTTACCAAACTTAATCAGTGTTATTCATACGGAAAAAGATCCTAAAGAATACACGTTATCTGAAATAGAGGAAATTTTATCATGAGTCAATCAAATTATTATGCAATGTTGCTTGCTATGCGTAGGCAAGAAGAACGTGCTGCGGAAAGAAAGCGTGCAGCGAAACAAGACCTAGGTTCTGCCGTTATTGGTGGAGTAGTAGGTGCTGTATCAGATAGTGCTTTACTAGGTAGTGTTGCTGGAGCATTAGTTGGTGGTAGTTTAGCCGGTGGTATCTTAGGGGGTATCGCTGGTGATTTCCTTAACGGAGGATTGTTAGATGATTAGAATGAATCCAGCACATGACACCAAGAATCCTCCCGGTTGTCATTATGAAAAACCCTTGGCTAATCAAATCGAGGAGTACAAAACCACTTTGTTATATCAGCGAGGATATAAAGATGGATTTGAAGCTGGTGTTTATGCCCGCTCTTTTGTCACAAAAATCCCAGAAGCACTAACCAACAGTGAGTACGCACGATGAGTAATAAAAGACTTGACAAACAGTAAAAAGTATGCTATTATTAATATATATATATATTTAATATAATAATATATAATAATTAATAGTATTAATAAAGATAATGAATGGCTAACTACTTACCCGAAAGGGACTTATTCAGATTGTTGTTGAAAAAACAACACTTTAACCAGTTAATTGGAACCATAGACCTTGAACACATTAAAAACAATTATCCACAACTTGCACAGCTTTATCGTATCCTACCGAGGTTCCACGAAACATTTACTGAATCGGAACTAACTGTTGAGGCGTTTCAAGCCTACTTCTTCACACAGTTCCCGGATGCAGACAAAGGATTGTACCTAGAACTGTTTAAAACGCTCTCAGAGCTTACAATTGACGATGGGGTAGCCATAGGTATAGCTAACAGTATTAATCGCCGTAAAACGGCTTTAAAGCTGTCTGAGATGGCCTACAAGTACGGAACTGGGATTGCTGAAAAAGAGAAACTAGACGAAGCACTTACTAACTTTAACAAAGAACACGATGGTGTTGTAGAAGAACAACAGGAAGAATTTGTAACATCTGACCTAGAGGAACTGTTAAACAGTACGTTCCTAGAACCCGGACTGAGGTTTAGACTTAATTGTCTTAACAAGTCTCTAGGCAGTTTACGTAAGGGTGACTTTGGCTTTATCTTTGCAAGACCGGAGACAGGTAAGACTACCTTCCTAGCGTCAGAGATTTCTGAAATGCTTATCCAGCTACGAGACCAAAAGAAAACTCAACCTATACTCTGGCTAAATAATGAAGAACAGGGTAGGAAAGTGTTTCTACGTATCTACCAAGCGTACTTTGGTGTTGAGCTAGACAAGCTGATGGCTAGCTGGAAAACCTACCATACTCGGTTCAATGAGGAAGTAGGGCATCTATTCCTTCTCAAAGACGAGGCTCAATTAACCAAGGTTAATGTAGAACGTCTCGTTGCTAAGGTACAACCTAGTCTTATTGTTTTCGATCAGATTGACAAGGTAACGGGATTCCAAGCTGACCGTGATGACCTATTGCTAGGCAGTATTTACCAATGGGCTAGGGAGTTGGCTAAGACCTACTGCCCTGTCATTGGTGTCTGTCAGGCCGATGGTACTGGTGACGGTGTACGCTGGCTGACTATGCACCACGTAGCTAATGCTAAGACTGCTAAACAAGCTGAGGCTGATTGGATTCTAGGTATCGGTGTTTCTTATGAAGAAGGTGCGGATAAAGTGAGGTACTTAAATATCTCTAAGAATAAATTAACAGGTGACTCAGATACTAAAGACACTCTTAGACATGGGAAGTTTGAGGTGCTCATTAAACCTACGGTGGCCCGCTACGAAGATATCGTAAACTATGATTGAAAAGAATGATACTTTTAATGATAAGATTGGTAGAGAAGAATATGACTTAGCTAGAGGCAAACACAGTAACTATATTGCTTGGGAGAAATTAGCTCCTGACGTAAAAGAAATGTATATAGCCTTTGGCTTACAGAAACACCAATCAGAAAATGTGGAGGCGTTTCGTGCGAGTATGTTTCGACGTAAAGTATGAGTAGAATAGTATTTGACGTAGAGACTACAACAAAGAATAAAGGACACCCTTTTACCCGCTCAAACAAATGTGTTGCTTATACTATCTTTCGTGACGATGTAAAGATCACACGATACTTCGATGACATTGAGTTTGGTACAGGACTAAGGACTCTCATAAATGACGGCGACTACGTTGTTGGCTTCAACATTAAGTTTGATCTACATTGGGCTATTCGTTACGGTCTAAAGATTCCTAGTAAACTACGTGTATGGGATTGTCAGATTGCACAGTTCCTTATTGAAGGACAAGCTAATAGGTATCCAAGTCTTAATGATGCCTTAACTTACTTCAATCTAGGGCAGAAGATAGACAAGATTGCCGAGTACTGGAAACTAGGATTAAACACCGACGAGATTCCTAGAGAAGAGTTATTAAAATATGTAGAGGAAGATGTTCGTCTTACTAGTGTGCTAGAACAAGAGCAACGTAAAGTAATGACTCCAGAACAGATTACACTCTGCCTTGTAATGGGTATTGACCTATTATGTTTATTGGAAATGGAACAAAATGGGATTAAACTTGACATTGAAAAATGCGGGGCAAAGCGTGAGGAATGTTATAGGATACTCTCTAGCGTTACTAGCAGCCTTCATGATGCCTTTGGGTGTAGCGCTATTAACCTTGATAGCGGTCACCATCTTTCTGTTGTATTGTTTGGTGGAAGCGTTAGTATTGATGATCCTAGTTATAGTGAAGAAGTGTATAAGTCTGGTGCGAAGAAAGGACAGAGTTACTTAAAAACTCATCATAATTATGTAACCTATACCTTTCCTGGAATCTTCAAACCAAACGAGGACAACAAATCCAAGCAAGAAATCAACATTGAGGGTTTACCACCTATTCCTGTGTACTTCACTAACGAGGAAGTGCTCAAGACGTTACCAGCAAGAAACAAATTACAGAAAGACGTAATTAACTGGTTAATGATTCGTGCAGAGAATGCTAAGTTGATTGATACTTATTTTGGAGCATTACCAGAATTGATTAACAAAATGGAATGGCAAGATAATTATATTCATGGGAGTTATAACCAGTGTGTAGCAGCCACTGGTCGTCTATCTTCCACTAAACCAAATATGCAAAACTTTAGTGCTGCTGTAGATGAAGTATTAGTGAGTAGGTATGATTAATTGGGATAGAGTAACCCGTGTACGTAGGATGAAAAGATACTACGTATGGAAACAATACTTAATTGAACAACTAAAACTTCGTCCACGTATGAACTTTAAACGAAGGTTAGGATTATCTTATACAGTTCTACAAACCCCAATATTTTCTAATAGAAAGGAGGTTCCCTTTGTTAATCAACGCTGATGTCAAAGGGCTTTAGCTTGAGGTAGTCGTAGCTGCTGAGTTATCTGGTGATAAAGTTCTTAGTCAAGAGATTATTGACAAGGTAGATATTCACGATGTTAACCGAGTAGCATTTAACTTAGGCGAAGGTAAACCCGGTCGCCTTATTGCAAAAATCTTTAAGTTTCGTCTGATCTATGGTGGTAGTGCTTACAGCTATGCCCATGACTCAGACTTTATGGGAGTTTCCTCTAGTGAGAAGTTTTGGCAGAATGTCATTGATCGCTACTATTCTAAATATTACGGTATAGCTGAATGGCACAAAACTCTTGTAGAGAAAGCCCAATTTGATAAACGAATCACCATTCCTTCAGGTAGATTCTTTCCCATTACCCCGGATTTCACGAAGAGGAATCCTTGGCCTTTAACTATTATCAAGAATTACCCCGTAAATTTGCGGCTAATTATAGGAATGTAATTAGAAAACTAGGTGAATTCAGAGAAAACGTAGGACACGCAACTCTGAGCCAAGATTTAACTTGACAAACCTTTGCTGGTATGGTATAATAATAGCTACTTTATATTTAAGGAGCTAGTATGAAATTTAAACCAGTTTCCGAACAGGAACATAAAGATATTGTCGAATTGTTTCACTCTGATATAGGAGTGCAAGCAATTATGCAGAAATTTAATCGAGATTATTATACAATTAAAAAGATTTGGTTAACTGAATACCATGAAGGGCAGTTCAAAGCCCGTACTTCTAGATTATGTAGACTACATAAATTAGGAATTAAAAATCCTATGTCTGGAAAAACAGGAAAACTCCATCATAATTTTGTAGAGTATGAAATAAACTCTTCTGGATATGTTATGGTGGAAGCCCCGGAATGGTACACAGGAAAAAAGGATGGGTCTAAAATATACCAGCATATTTTGGTATATTGTGAACACAATGGCTTATCTTTATTACCTGTAGGCATGGTTGTGCATCATTTAGATGAAAATAAACAAAACAATCATCCAGATAATCTTATACTATTATCTATACAAGATCATCGACGTATACATGCATGGTTAAATAAGGTGCAACGACTATCCCGAAAGGGAGTAGGGAACAGCGTTCCCGAAGCGCCTAGCATCCAGACCGGATGATGATATAGTCTGAGCTATATGGGGACATATAGAGGATATGTGGAAGCGACATATCTGCAACACAACTGACAAGGATTCGGAGCAGACCTCGTTATGCTTGCCCGTATCCGTGCTAGAAGGTTAATTGCTGACTCTGGATTAGAAGCCAAACTTATTTCTACTATCCATGACTCGATAGTAGTTGACACGCCGTCAAAAAACGTGTATAATATTAGTAAGATACTTAAACAATCTATTGAAGAAGTACCTCAACTTTGTAAGAGGACTTTTAATTATGACTTTAAGTTACCTATGACCTGCGAGATACAAGCGGGCCCAAACAAACTCCAAATGGAAGAAATTAAAATTGATTATTGAATTCATTAATGCAAGTTTTGAACAAGTCCCCGGTAAAAGCGCTAATGCAAAGAGCTATGGAAAAGCTACGGTCACTTATAAAGGTGATCGAGGAGTTAAGACACAGACTGTTCTTAGCTTTGCTAATCCTGCTGTTTATGCTGCTCTTGAAGGACTAAAGCAGGGTGATAAAGTAGATGTAGAACTATCTAAAAACGATCAGGGTTATTGGCAGTGGAAAAGTCTTTCCCTAGCAGGTACGGCTGCTAATACAGAAGCTCCAGCCTCTGCACCAACCAATTCATATGCCCCCTCTAATAATAAGCCTACTACCTATGCAGCCCGAGATTTTGAAACCAAGGAAGAAAGAGCGCAGCGGCAAGCTCTCATTGTACGTCAGTCTAGCCTTAGTAACGCTATCACTATCCTTACTACTGGCTCTAAAGTACCTCCAGCCGTTCCTGACGTTTTTAACCTAGCAGAACAGTTGGTTCAGTGGGTGTATAATTCCCCTAAACAAGATTCTGCACCTAAAGGTAGTGGTTTCGATGACATGGATAACGATATCCCCTATTAATGATAGCCTTACTCGATGGTGATTTGATTGCTTACCGCAATGCTGCATCTGCTGAGAATGAGCCGTTAGAGATTTGTTTATCTCGGGTAGATAGTTTAATAGATACGATCATGCGAGAGACAGGCGCAACAGAGTATATGATTGCCTTGTCCGGTGAGACTAACTTTAGACGTGATATCTACCCTGAGTATAAACAGAACAGAAAAGACGTACAGCGTCCCAAATGGTTGTTAGAGGCTAAACAGTACCTCAAAGACAAATTTAACGCTGTAGAGTCGATTAACTGCGAAGCAGATGACCTTTTAGGTGTATGGCAATGTACTTTAGAACAAGACACTATTATCTGTACCTTAGATAAAGACCTACGAATGGTTCCCGGTAAACACTACTCTTGGGAAATTCGTGGTACTTCTAAACTAGGTAAAGAGTGGGTACGGCCTTCAGAGATATCCCATATCACTACATATGAAGCCACAATGCATTTTTATCGTCAGCTAATCATTGGAGATCCTTCTGACAATGTTAAGGGTCTAAAGGGTTCTGGAGAGAAAGCAGCAGATCGTATTTTATTTAACTTGGTTAATGAAGAAGATATGCTTCAAGCTGTACGAGAAGCGTATGGTAATGATGAGGAAATGCTCATGAATGGTAAGTGTCTATGGATTTGGAGGTATGAAAATAATATATGGAGTCCTAACCTATGACACCACAATCAGCTAAGGCGAAAGGCCGGAACTTACAAAAATGGGTGGTAGAGAGAATGCTAAAGACATTCTTGAGCCTACAGCCTGATGATGTTCGTAGCACTAGCATGGGAGTTACTGGAGAAGATATCCAGTTGTCCCCTAGAGCACGAGAGTTCTTTCCTTATCAAATCGAATGCAAAAATAAAGCAACCTCACAAGTACATACGTACTATGAGCAAGCCAAGACACACGGTAACTATGAGCCTATTGTTATCGTGAAGAAGGACAGAGATATCCCACTAGCAATAGTAAGTGCAGAGCACTTCTTAGAATTAGTAAATAAACTTAATGCAAATAACACTAAAAACAAAGAATAAGAATGGTGATGTTGTCTTTGACGGAGTATTCTCCGAAGAAGAATTTAATCATGTGGTTAACACAGGAGTTAACGTGATGATGACTTTAGGACACTTACCATTTAAAAAAGTTGAAACTATTACTGAAATTATTATTCCAGAAAAAGCACTAGTCCAATGAGTAATATGCATCTCGTGATTCCTGACTGTCAGGTCAGGGATGGTGATGACTTTGAATATCTACGAGCCTTGGGACGGTATATCGTCAAAAAACAACCAGATAAAATTATTTGTATTGGTGATTTTGCAGATATGCCTTCCCTCTCTAGTTATGACGTAGGTAAGAAAAGTTTTGAAGGTCGGCGTTACCTTAAAGATATTGAGGCCGCTAAAGACGCTATGGATGCTTTGTTTGAGCCTATTAATGCTTATAATGAAGCACAACGTAAAAATAAACATAAGGTGTACTCACCGGAGTTACACTTAACTCTAGGGAACCATGAAAATCGGATTAACCGCGCTGTTGAACTGGATGCTAAACTTGAGGGTGTCCTTTCAGTTGACTCTCTGGCGTATACTGCCTATGGTTGGAATGTATATCCATTTCTTGATGTTGTCATTATTGATGGTATCGCCTATTCTCATTATTTTACTTCCGGCCTTTTGGGTCGTCCTGTCACTAGTGCCCAAGCCTGTTTAAATAAAAAACATATGTCCTGTATTCAAGGACATCAACAAGGTTTACAGATTGCTACTGGACACAAAGCTGATGGTACACAATTAACCTCAGTTATTGCCGGTAGTTTCTATGAGCATGATGAGGATTATCTCGGCCCACAAGGCAATAAACACTGGAGAGGTTTCTTGGTTCTCCATGAAGTAAAAGACGGGCAGTTTGATTTAATGCCTGTTAGCCTAGCCTATTTGAAAAAGAAATATAGTGAATGATTTCAGAAGTAGATATTAAAGATATGACTCCACCGGACTTTGAGAAGTGGCTGAGTGACCCTAAAGCCCCCGGTGGTCAGAAGTTTGATAACGATAAGCCACCTATTTCTCTTGTAGACCCAGACTTCATTGAGGGGGTGGCTAAAGTACTAGGGTTTGGGGCTAATAAGTACGCAGCACATAACTGGCGTAAAGGTATTCAGTACTCTCGTCTTATTAGCGCCGCTTATCGTCATCTAGGGGCTATTAATCGCGGCGAGGATATTGACCCGGAATCTGGCCTACCACATACATACCATCTAGGATGCTGCAATATGTTCCTAGCTAGTATGATGGCTAATCGCCCTGATCTTGATGATCGGTACAAAGGGATTTAATGGATACTTGTATTGAGACTTTTTCGGGACATATGTTTCCGATAGCGAATCCTAAAGAGTCTGATGTACGTATTACCGACATAGCAAATGCATTATCTAAGCTGTGTCGGTTTACAGGTCATTGCTCTAGGTTCTATTCAGTAGCAGAACACTCTTGGCACTGTGCAAACCTCTTGATGGATCAACCTAAAGAGGTACAGTTAGCAGCATTGCTTCATGATGCCAGTGAAGCTTACCTTGCAGACATTGCCTCTCCGATTAAGCAGTATCTCCCAGATTATGCAGAGCTAGAAGATCGAGTAGCTTCTGTAATCTTTAAGAAATATGGTCTAGAGTATCCTATGCACAATCTAGTAAAGTGGGCTGATCTGTCTATGTTGAGTACAGAGTCCTATTACTTGTTGAATAGCAAAGGTAATACTTGGGAAATGTGGAAAGACATTAAACGCCCTCGGCTAGAGCCTGATCGTAGACCACAGCATCTAGAACCAGAAGTTGCTAAGAATGTGTTTATGTTAAAGTTTATTGAGCTTACTAAGAAAGATAATGGGACAGACGAAAAAGAAAATTCCTATGAGGGAATCACTTACTAAAAACAAAGACGGTGTAGTGCGCTACCGTCGCAGGCTTCAAGAATCTGATGAAGCTAAAAAACAATTAGAAGAATTTAAAAGGAATAGATTTGACGACACCGTTTAAGACTCCGTTTGCTGAAACAGTCTTTAAAAATAAGTATGCTCAAGGCCCGGATGACACATGGGGTAAGTTGGCAGATAGATTGGTAGAGGATGTATGTGGGATTAATGAGCGCACCGACATCCCTCTATTGTCTAAGGAAGATCGAGCACAGCTTGCTCAATATATCAAAGACATGAAATTTATTCCCGGTGGTCGGTATCTGTACTACGCCGGTCGTCCTTATAAAGCATACAACAATTGCTACCTATTACGTGCAGAATCCGATACACGAGAAGAATGGAGTGCAGTAACATGGCGTGCAATGTCTTGTCTTATGACTGGAGGCGGAATTGGAATTGACTACTCACGACTTCGAGGCGCTGGAAAAACACTATCAAGGACTGGTGGTAAATCTAGTGGCCCTATCCCCCTCATGGAGGCAATCAATGAAGTCGGGCGGAGGGTTATGCAAGGAGGGTCAAGACGTAGTGCGATCTACGCTAGTCTCAATTGGCAACATGACGACATTTCTGAATACCTTAAAGTTAAAAATTGGACTGATCTAGTTAAACAACAAAAGGAAAAAGATTTTAATTTCCCTGCTCCGTTAGATATGACTAACATCAGTGTTAATTATGATGACGCTGCTTTGGGAGTGGTTGAAGATCATTGGCAAGGTGTGACTACAAATGAGTTACATAAAAACCCGATCTTCCTAGAAAATTGTCGTCAGGCAATGCAGACAGGAGAACCGGGATTTAGTTTTAACTTTGGGGATAAACAGAATGAAACTCTTCGTAATGCCTGTACTGAAGTTACTAGTGAAGATGACTCTGATGTTTGTAACCTTGGTTCGATTAATCTTGGTAATATTCATAGCATTGATGAGTTTCGTAGTGTCGTTACTCTTGCTTCTAAGTTCCTCGTTTGCGGTACTCTTAGAGCAGACCTTCCCTACGATAAAGTCCACCAAGTTAGGGCAAAGAATCGACGTTTGGGATTGGGCCTTATGGGCATCCATGAATGGCTCCTCCAACGAGGTCAAACGTATGAAGTAACCCCAGAGTTACATAAATGGTTAGAGGTATATCGAGATGAATCAAAACGAGCAGCAGACGAACACTGCGACCGTTTCTACATTAGTAAGCCAGTTGCGTACAGAGCTATTGCTCCCACAGGAAGCATCGGCATCCTTGCTTCAACAACTACAGGAATTGAGCCATTGTTTGCAGTGGCATATAAACGACGGTTCCTCACGGATGGAACCAAATGGAAATACACGTATGTTATTGACGCCACGGCAGATCGACTTATTCGAGAATACGGTGTAAATCCTGACAAGATTGATACCGCATACTCACTAAGTAACAACTATGAACAACGACTTAAATTCCAAGCAGACATTCAAGATTACGTTGACATGTCCATTTCAAGCACAATTAATCTACCCGCTTGGGGCACACGAGACAATAATGAAAGCAAGGTTACTGAATTTGCAACTACGCTTGCAAAATATGCTCCGAGACTGCGTGGATTTACCTGTTATCCTGACGGGAGCCGTGGAGGTCAACCCATTACTGAATGCACATACGAAGAAGCTATGAAGCATCCTAAAGGTATGGTCTATGAGGAACACGATGTTTGCCTTTTAACGAACCATGGCGGTTCTTGCGGTGTCTAAACCACCCTTTAACCCACCTAAGTACCGATGTGCTAGTTGTGATGACATTATTCAAAGCAGCTATCCTGGAGAGTATGTCCGATGTAAATGTGGGGAGATTGCTGTAGATTCTACAGAATACTATTCACGAGGCATCGGAGATTATAAAATGTTTATTCTAATTCCTAATGACAACCATAGCGCTGACTAAAGAGGAGATAGGTTCTGACCTACAATACACAGAAGATAGTGGACAAAAAACATGGAAAGGCGGGCCGAAAGTTTTCTATTGTCCACCGCATGAAAATACCTATCCCCACTCAGGATTCCATATTGGATTGTGTGGTAAAGCCAGCGACCTCTTTAGAGTTGCAGACTACTTCCAAAACCCGACAGGAAAACCTCCGAAAGTCAGTGGTGTGGGTGGGGCGGTTCTAACTGACAAAGGTGACATCTTTTGTTTTGATGAGCCGGGGGTGTGGCTCCCAGTTAAAGAGCCGTACTACGCAATTGGTTCTGGTGGACAAGTGGCGCTAGGTGCATTACATATGGGAGCTTCTGTTAAGCAGGCGCTACAAGCAGCAGCTAAAGTAGACTCATTCACCGGAATGGGATTTAAAGTATTTAAACGTAAAGTCGTATAGACGTAAAAAAGCCCCCATATCCGAAAGGACTGGGGGCTTTCTTTTTATGCAAGAAAGATTTTCTGTTCTTCTAAACGTCGATTCAAAAGACCTTGAATCATTTTACCGTTATCGAATTTCCATTTGGGTAACTCGTTAGCAGCACCTTCGTAATCACCTTGATTAAGTAACCGAAGTAGTGTTGATCTTTTAAACTGACCTTCTCCAACATTAAACACAAACGACACTAACATGTCGAATTGATTTTGTGTCAACTCAACCTTAACCAATCGGTTAACCGCGTCCTCTGCTTCAAGCACATCTTCCTCAAGCCACGCACGAACTTCTTCATCTGTGGCCTGCATGCCCTCGACTACTTCTGGGCCTGTATGCCCAACACCAATAGTCCAAACCCCTCCAGTATCTAAATACGAATAGTACCTAACACCTTCAGAGGCTTCAATATGGTCTAAACCTGCTTCACTTGTTCTCATTATAAGCTTTCATACGACGTTGAGCGTCACGTAGTTGAGAGATTGTCTTGGCACCAGAGGCTTTGATTTTAGCTGCGGTTAGCTCACTAATACTACCTGCCTTTAGTTTTTCAGTTAACTCTCGATCAAGAGTATTTAGATCTCCGTCAGCAGCAAAGTAATCAGCAAAGTGCTCACTGTAAGAGTCAGAGACATATGCTTTACGAATCATCTTAGACAGTTCCTTAGAACGCAACTCAGTATAAGCTCTGGTTTGTTCGTCTAACTGCCACTTGATGTCTTTTTGCACAGACTCATTAACTCCAGTCATACCTAGTGTTTTCCAGAAACGATCTGCTTCATTCCGTACTGGGCCGGGTGTAATACTCGCTCCAGTAGGTTTCATTAGATCTGCTCTGTTAACACCAGCACGACCACCAGCCACATCCTTTTCATACCAAGTACGATCTAGTGGGCCGGTAAGACCTACTGGAATGTTCTCACGAAGCATATTCTTTGCAGTAACATCATCTGTAGGGTTCTTAGCGAAACGATACTGAGATTCCAGCATAGCACCTAGTTTGCTAGCTCCGGGAAACGCAAAATCTAAGAGAGAGTCTTTGGCTATATTACCCATACCAATACTCTTACTAAGATCTAATCCTACAACTGCTGGTAAGCCGTGAGACATTGCATAGTTTTGTTTCCACCCAAGCTCTTTATTTACGGCTGACTGTGTTTCTAATACCCTAAGAGTTAAGCTATCGGGCTTTCCTAACTTAGTAGTAATGTACTTGTAGACAGACTCCATTTCCTGAAAGCCGGGAAAACCAACAGCACCCGCAGCAACTAGGTAAGTAGCTAATTGTGTTAACAGGGGTCTGAATTGCTTTTCATCTGGGATTTGACGGGCAAACATTGAGATCTTACTAAGCTCATTATGATACCAAGATTGTAGGTTGACACCAAGTTCACCAACTAACCCTAGTGAATTGTACGCCATAGGACGTTCAATTTTATTGTAATTAGTTTGAGCAACATCTGTCAAATTATGGGCAGTTTCAAATAAACCATCTTCTTTTGTCATACCAGAATCGTTTAGTAATTTTACAAACGCCATGAACACAGAAGAACGGGTTGAAGCCTCTACCGGAGCTGAAGCAAAAGACCCTACCTTATCAAACCCATACCCTAAGTCTTTCCTAGCTTTTGTTGAGGTATCTATTAAGTCTGTAGTATAAACAGCGTTCTTTTTAGCATAAGCAAAAGCATCTGCCTCAAGTGGAGAAATGTCTTTACTACCTACAAGCCGCTTGCTTCCAGACAAAGCTCCCCAAACATAGTAATCATACATCAAAGCTTCGGTATTACCAACACCTTTAGATTTTAGGTACGACGACAAGGCAGGTAATGCCATAGCCGGTTGGATTAAGTTAGTAAGTAAAAACCTGGGGTTTAAACCAAGAAGCACAGTGTTGATTACTTTTTTAGAGACCGCAGCGGTTTGACCTACAAAAGTAGGGCCGACACCCATAGAAGTAAATGCTTGGTTTACAGCATCCTCTACAGTTTTACCAAAAACACTAGGGTTAATACCCATGGCATTGTTAGTATAGCGTTCGATCCATTCCTTAGCATTAGGCATCTCTACATCACTAGCAAGAAGCTTTTTAGTCTCCTGCATAGCTTTACTATACTCAGCCCAACGGAAAGCGTTTTCTGCATACAGCAAGTTACTCTCTAACAGATCTTTAGCATTCTGGTATTCACTAACCCACTCTTTCCTACCTTGCATACCGAACACACCTTTCTTAGCGAGGGTGTGTTTTTTTGCATTTAGGAAAGCGTAAGCATTCTCTTGGCTAATCTGAGAGATTACATCTAAGAGTTCTTTAGTCGCTGGGTTCGTTTCGGCCATGTGTTCCATAGCTTGTTGGAAAGCAAGTTGTGCTTGTCCTTTCCTACCTGTGCCAAAAGAACGCTCATCTCCGATTATGTAGCCTTTAGCTTCTAGGTCTTTAAGAAACCTCGTTGTGGAATCACTAGTAGAAAACTCTTTACCAAGAATCTTTCCAGAGACACCTTTACGGATAGCACCTATAGCACCTTTAGTACTGAAGTTAGAACCTACAACACCAACTACTTCTTTTTCACCAGCTTCATTTAGTTTATAGATTGTACGCTTGAAGTCACCTTCTGCTCGCATAGCTGCATAAGCAACTCTACGGTCAATCGGGTTTTTACCAGCAGCAGCACGAGCTTCATTAATAGCGGCGAAGGCTTTATCCATTAGACGCTGATGAGAGTCTATGGCTGCTCTCTGCTTATCACTGAGATTGTATTTCTCCATCATTTCAGGAGTAATCTTTTCTTTATAGAAGTCGGCTAGATTAAGTAGTGTTCCTACCGTAGCAGCCTCATCATTATTCATTGCCCTGAATGCAGGAGCAGTATCATCATGAATAAACTGTTGAATCTCTCCACGAGAAGTACGATCAGCTTGCAACCAGTCCTGTGCAGTCTTAGCTACAAAACTATTTCCAGTTTTAACAGCTTGAAAGATTGCTCCTTTAGTAAACCAGTTAGCCCCTTTTTGTAAGACGTTCTGTTGAACATCCTTTTCACCAGTAGCTTTAGCTCGTTCAATTACTTCGTCAACAGTAAGTTTCTCTGGCACAAAAGCACCAAGAGCTTTCTTCATGCCGGGTAGTTTATTAAGTACTTCTGCTTTATTAGCATCAGCACCCCACTTGACGAGTAAAGCACCTTTTTGAGATTTAGGGATAAAAGGACGAGTTACGCCTTTAGCAAGACCGTCTCGTTGAAACTTATTCCACATAGCTTTACCAGCATCTGTACGAATCTTAGAAGGTACTACATCGTTACCTAGTTCAGAAGCAAACCTGTAGATTTCAGGAGCAGTTCCTTTTTGTTCACTGACAATCACATCAGCAAAAAGATCTGCTTTATTAGCATTAATCAAGTCAGTAGGCTTAAACTCTCCACCAGCAATCTTTTCACCGTCCTCTACAGCTTCAATAGCTACACGATCACCTAAACCAGTAGCGTACAAACGTACACCATTAGCTAGTTCTTTAACTTTCTGGAATCCTTCAGTAAAGACCTCAGGATTAACCGCACCACCCTGTTTCTTGTAGTTAAACGGTACTTTAGGTGTAAGTGAAGGGTCGCCTGACCTAGCTTGAGGAGAAGCAATCTCAGCTGCCATAGCAGCAGCTTTAAGCTGACCACTGGCTTCTAAATCCCCATGCATTAGCCCAGACTTCTTCAGAGCACCACGCTTCTGAGCCCAACCCATTTCATCTAATGCTTGTTGCATAGACTTAGTAGGAGTCTCAACCAACTCTCCTATTTTATCGTAGTAGCCAGTATCTTGGAGCTTTGCAAACTCACCGTTCTGATCTACAAACATATCCCGTTGTAATGGGGCTTGGTCTGCTTGCAGTTCCATAGAAAGATCAGCACGGATAGGAATACCATTCTCATCTACACGCCAATCACCAAACTCAGCTTGATACTTATGACCCGCTTGAACCGACTCATCAATATCCCATAGAGACATTTGTTTAGAGGAATCTTCTAAAGCAGTTAGTTTCTCGATAGGAGGAATGTCTGCTACAGCTTCAGCTACTTTAGGAGCGTCAGCCTTAGTTCTAAAATCCGCTTCCATTTGAGCAAGATTAGGTCTTGGTGCAGGAGTAGGAGAACGACCTAAAGCCGCACCTAATCCACCACCAACCACACCAGCAAGAGCAGCATCTTCTAAAGTAGGTTGAAAAGCCTGCTTACCTTTTTCAGTTTCAAGTACTTGTTGAATAGCTAGTTTAGAAGCATAATCTTGACCAGCATTAACTACTGCACCAGTACCAGCCCTAACAGCCAAACTACCTTGTTTAAATCCGGGAATAGCTACACCAACTGCGTTTAAAGCAGCATCGAGTCCAGCAGCTTTAAGAGCAGCAGAGTTAGACTCTCCAGACTCTTTAGCTACAAAAGCAGTTTCTGCTGGAGACAAACCCATACCAACCATCTGAGCTGGAAGTGTTCCAACAATACCAACAGCCTTCTCAGCAAAAGAAGGATCAGAATACCATTGAGAACGACGATCACGACGATTACGCATCTCTTCGTCAATCTTCAAAGCACCTTCTTGATCTCCAGCTAAAGCTGCTACACTACCTGCTAAACTAGAAAAAGCAGTGTCAGCCATATTACCTATACCTGCACCAGCAAAGCCAAATGCATTAGATAAGCTGAAGTCTTTTTTAGTTTTTGGTTTGTCATCAAACTGGTCAAACGGATTATCTACACTATCAAACTTATCAAATGGATTACTCATTTATTTTCCTAAAATTGCTTTAGACGCTCCAGCCCCATATTTAGCATCAAATTGAGCAGCTAATTGTGGATTAGCTCTGAGCATATCTACTGCTCCACGTGGGACATTAGGAACAGTTGGGTTACTACGTGGATTACCGGGATTGCCTCCTAACTGAATAGGTGCGCGTTCTCTAGTAGGAAGCCCCTCGATTTCTGGTTTTCCTACGTTGGGATCAGGACGTAGCTGTTGAGCTAGGTTAGCCATCACTTGTGCTCGCTCAACTAAAATTGCACGAACTTCTGGATCAGCAGTCTTAGCGGCTTGAGCCATTAATGCTACGGCAGCATTTTGAGGAGAAACTTTGCCTGTAGCTAGTTGATCGTCTATGTTTTTAGTAATAGCAGCTTTGGCCTGTGCTTTAGCATTTTCTCTAGCAGTCATTTGATCTTGTTGGTATTTTACAATAGCCATTTGATCTTCTTTAATCTGCTTTTGTGTTTTACGATTTTCCTCACCTTGAGTACGAATCTTAACAAACTCTTCACTTAGTTGTAGACCAGCAAGACCACGTTCCTTTTCTTCTAGATTAGCTGAATAAGTCATACGTTGAAATAGATTCTTCATATTCTTAATATCAGCCTCAGAAGCCTCTTGAATTAATTTCTTCTGTGCAGCATCAAGTTGTAAACCTTCGGTGGCGGAACTAATACGTTCCGTCCTCGCTTTACCTAAATTC